GAAAGCAAGGCAAGACCTTGTTAGGTAGTTTGTTCGCTATTTATGGATTACTTGCCCATGAAAGCGCACCTGAAGTTATCTCAGTGGCATCTACCGCAGACCAAGCAAGACTGGTCTATAAGAATGTGTTGAATCAAATTGTTAATAGTGAATACCTAAGACCAAGATTTAGAAAGACTACAGAATTCAAAGGAATCTTCACTGCAAGTGGGGATGGTCGCTATATCGTTCTTGGAAATCGTGCAACAAGTGCACAGGGTATGCACCCAAGCATGGTTATCTTTGATGAACTTCATGTGTCCAATAAAGACTTATGGACTGCTATGGCACTTGGTTCTGCAACAAGGTCTGATGGCATAGTCATTGGCATTACTACTGCAGGAGATGACAATTCAGAACTACTGCTAAACCTTTATACAAAGGGCGAATTTGCAATAGATGATCCCAAAGAAATGGAACGCTTTGGATTCTTTTGTTGGGAAGCCCCTGATGGTTGCGCCATTAACGATAGGGAAGCCATTGAGATGGCTAACCCCAACCTTGTTGAAGGAATACTTACTTGGGCAAATGTTGAAGCCGAAATTGCAACCATGCCCGAAGTGGATGCAAGGCGATACCGCCTAAATCAGTTTGTAAGCGCATCTAATTCATGGATTCCTTTTGGGATGTGGCAAGGACTTAGAACTGGTCACATAGACCAAAACAAGCCTGTCTGCATAGCCTTTGATAGAACCCCTGCATGGGACAGCGCCACTATCGCTGTAGCCCAAAAGCAGGATGACACCTACGCCACAGAACTAATAGCGCAGATAGTGAAGCCTGATAAGGCAAAGGTAATGAAGTTGCTATATGACCTTGCCAATAAATATCAGGCGGTATTTATGGTGGATAGTTATATGAACTTTGAAATGATTTCAGAACTAAAGAACAGGGGCATAAATGTTGCAGGTATGTCCTTAAAAGACCATGTTCAGGCCTCCAATATGGTGTTTGCAAATATCGTAAATGGTAAAATCTCACATAGCCATGATCCAATAATCACAGCACAGATAAATAGTGCTGTTAGAAAAAATATTGGTGATACATGGCGAATATCAAGAAAAGACAGTCTTACAGATATTGATGGGGCTATGGCAACTGTCATGGCAATTTGGGGTAGTGACCAAGAATTGATTTCATTACCAATGATTAACTAAGGAGAAATATTTTATGAATCAGAAAAATAGAAGGTGTATAATAGAAGGTAGTTATGGGATTATTTGATTTTCTAAGAAATACAAGATCAGAACCAACAGAGAAAAGGGCAGTAGAAGCCCTGATTCCTAATCGTTCAATCACTACAGTGAATATAGATAGTGCACTGACTTTAGGTGCTGTCTATCGCTGTATCAATATAATTGCCACCTCTATTTCACAATGTCCAATCAGCGTGTATCGGAATGATGTTGAACCCATAACTATTCCTTCATTCATTTCACAGCCGAAAGTTGGACAGACACAAAGGCAATTTCTATATCAAACCGCTACTTCTCTTGCACTGGATGGTAATGCTTATTGGCTTATCACCCGCAAGGGAAATAGCGTTATCAATATTGAAGTATTACCTGTAGGACAGGTAGTAGTTGAATCATTAGCAGATAGGACTATTCGCTATCACTGGAATGGTCAGGTCTTAGACCCTGCCAATCTTCAACATTTGAAACTATGCGACATATCAGGAAGACCAACAGGCTTGGGTGCAATCCAGTCTGCAAGGAAAGACCTACAGAACGCAATAGATGTTAGGGAATACGCCATTGAATTCTTTTCAGATGGTGCTGTCCCTTCAGGACTTCTCAGCACAGATCAGCACTTAAACGCTGAACAGGCTGAAGCATTAAGAAGCAGGTTTATTGAAACACAGCAATCAAATACACCTGCCGTTCTTTCTAATGGCTTGGAATACAAGCAATTGATGCTTTCACCTAAAGACTTACAGTGGCTTGAAGCGAGAAGTTTTAGTATTCAGGACATTAGCCGAATCTTCGGCGTTCCTGCCAGTTTCTTACTTGCATCAAGTGGAGATTCACAGACATACGCAAACCTTGAAACAGTTAATCGTGCCTTTGTGAATTTCACGCTTATGTCCTATTTCGGTTGCATTGAAGATGCCTTCACAGCACTGCTTCCAATTGGGGTTAATGCAAAGTTTGAACTTGATGCCTTCCTTCGTGGTGACACTGCAAGTAGATACAACGCCTACGCCAGTGCCATAAGTGCAGGGTGGCTAACGAGAAATGAAGTTAGACAGTGGGAAGGCTTAGAACCACTGCCTGAATCGGAGATTAACAATGAACTTGGAACACAGAGAATTTGAAATACGAAATGTAGATTCAGATAATCGTGAGATTACAGGGATAGCAGTTCCCTATGAACAGGTCACGCAGATAGGACGAATGAAAGAGAAGTTCGTCAGAAATTCGGTGGCTGTAAATAAACTGCCAAAACTTTTCTACAACCATGAAGAACCAATCGGACTGGTTAGTAGCATGAACGACCAAGCAGATGGATTACATATCACTGCAAAGATTTCTGATACCAGATCAGGGCAGGATGCTTGGCAATTAGTAAAAGATGGTGTCATTCGTAGTTTTTCAGTGGGCTTTGTCCCTGTTGAACATGCCCTTGATGGAGATGTTGTAGTTAGACAAAAAGTGGAATTGAAAGAAGTTTCCCTTGTTGCGCTACCTGCCTACGAAGGTGCAGTTATTACCGAAATCAGGAATGACAGCACTGAAACCAATAATTTAGGAGAAACAACAAAGATGGAATCACAAACAACAGAAACAGTGGATTTGACCCCTGCCATAGATGATTTGAATCGCCGCATGGCTGTGCTTGAAACCACTAAGACTTCATCCGCACCAGTCCCTTCAATTCGTTCGTATGGACATTATGTAAAGGGTCTTGTTGCAGGGGATGAAACAGCACAATCTATGTATCGTGCTTTGACAACTGTTTCAGATGTAACTGGTCTTGTAACAGATCAGTGGGTCAGGGACATTAAGGGAATCGTAGATACAGGCAGACCTGCCGTATCAGCGTTCAGCACAGGACAACTTCCTGCAAGCGGAATGAATGTGTATTTCCCTAAAGTAAATGCACAAGGTGCAACCTCAACTGTCCAAGCGGCAGAAGGTGATGCGCTAAACAACGCAGAATTTACAATCACAAGCGGTTCAGCCGCAGTGAAGACAATTGGTGGATACGCTGAAGTATCACGCCAAGTAATTGAGAGAAGCGACCCTTCTTATCTTGATGCACTATTTCGTGTTCAAGCAATTGGTTATGCAAAGCGCACAGACCAAGAATGTATTTCAGTTCTAACTGCAAATGATGCGAACTTCGGTAACGCATCTGTAGCAGCAGGAACAGCAGCCGCATGGTTGTCTGCAACAGCAGACTTAGCAGCACACCTCTACAGTGCAGGTGGATTAACCGCTAACTTCATCCTTGTATCAAAGGATGTATTTAAGGATTTAGCAGGTCTTGTAGATGGCGTAGATCGCCCACTATTTGCCGCATTGAATCCAATTAACAACATTGGAAATGCCAATATCCCAACACTTCAGGGCAACCTATTCGGTCTTCCTGTAATCGTGGATGTAAATCTTGGAGATGACAAGGCATATCTATGCAGTCGTGAAGCATTGACCAACTGGGAATCTGCGGGTGCGCCATTCAGAATCTCTGAAGATGATGTAAGCGCATTGACACAGGACTTCGCAGTTTATGGCTATATGGCTACAACTATGAACAATGTCAATGGAATTGGAAAATTCACATTTTAATTAATTAAGGATGGGGTTATGACTTGGGAAGACTTGAAATCGTATGTAGGGGCAACCGCCACTGATGACACATTCGTAGAACAGTGCTGGGATGAAGCAATCTACTTAGTGAATAACTTTGCAGATGCAGATGATGTTCCTGCCGATTTGATGAACAGGGCTTACCTTGAATGTGGTTCAGAACTGTATCACCGCAGGTCTGCGCCTAATGGAATCGCACAGTTTTCATCTTTTGATGGAAGTCCTGTTCGTATTGCAAGAGATCCAATGACACCTGTTTATGCCCTTCTTAGGCGGTATGTAAGTCCATTATGACAATGAATGTAATTACAGCCGCCAAGTCGGATTTAGCAGATGCGTTAATAGATGATGGAATCAATGCTGATTACTTCATACCTTCTCGCATAACCCCACCACTTGCAATCATTTCCCCTGCTTCTACTTATGTAGCGCAAGGGGATACCTTTGCAAGTTTTGAATTGGGTGTGGATATAACACTTGTGGCACAAACTGCAAGTAATCCCAAAGCCCAAGAAGAATTAGATGATGCGATAGTGACAGCCATAAGTGCAATACCTGCACAGTGGCGTATCAATGATGTTGCACAGCCATTTGCCCTTTCAACAGGTAACGCTGAATTCCTTGCAACCAAATTGTCACTAACTACACAAATAACAATTTAGGAGAAACACACATGCCATCCAGCACAAGAATAAAGGGTCGCAACCTTGTTCTTACTTTAAGCGGAACTGATTACGCAGTAGATGCTTCCTCAATCACATTGACAAATGAAGATCAAGATGGAGAAGTAAGAACATTTGCAGACATAACACCACCTAAGCAGTGGTTTTTTGAAATTGAAGGAATCCAAAGCACCGATTCAGGTTCTTTGTGGGACTTTCTTTGGGACAATGATGGAACTGAAGCCATTTCCTTTGTATTCAAACCACATGGAAATACAACAGCATCCGCATCCCAACCCCACTTCACAGGGGAAGTTGATGTGAAGGGTAAGCCACCTATTGGCGGCAGTGCAGATACCACATTCGTCTTTTCTTACAGATTAGACCTTGTATCAGGCACAGAACCTACGAAGGTAACTTCATAACATGTCGCTTTTGGTAGCAGGTAAAGGTTCATCTGTTGTAGTTGCGAATCTCAACAGTTTCCAACGCAATTTGAAGAAACTGGGTCTTAAAACACAAGACTTATCAGGGGCTACAACGAGGATTAGAAGCCTTGTAGTGCCACCTGCTATCAGTGGCGCACCTGTGAAGACAGGCAGACTAAGAAGCACAGTTAAATCACGAAAATATCCCAACAAGGTAGAAGTTCAAGCAGGTAACAACACAACTGTTCCTTACGCCAATCCAGTTCATTGGGGATGGCAAGCAAGAAACATTCCACCTAATAACTGGATTGAGAAGGTTAGGGATGACAAATTCTTTGCAGTAGTTGAGATATTCAAAGAAGAAACACAGAAACTGATAAACAGGGTAGAAAGAGGCAATACATGAATTTAGAAGACATAACACTTGCAGAAATGTCTGAAATTGAAAAATTAGCAGATGCACCAATTTCTTGGCTATCAGATGATGATAAGCCTAAAGGAAAACTGCTTCATGCTTTGAACTTCGTAATGAAGAAGAGGGAAAACCCGTCCATAACAATGGAAGAAGCAGGTAAGACACCTTTGACTGAGATTATGAAGATCATAGGTGACACAGAAAAAAAATAAATGAAGACCATTTCGCTGTTCGGTTAGCGAAATTCTGTTTGGCAACAGGAATGTCCCCAACAGAAGCAAAGAAACTAACTGTGAGGGAATGGAACGCATTTGTTGAAATATTAGGAGATAAACAGCGTGGCTGAAGGTTTAGTAGCAAAAGTTAAGTTCATTGGTGATGCCAAAGACTTACTGAAGGCTACAAAAAAGATTCAAGGTGATGTTGGAAGACTATCTTCATCCTTCAGAAAACTTGGAAACTTTGCAAAGGTCGCTATTGGCGCATTTGCAGTCACAAGGGTTATTGGTTTCCTAAAACAGTCAGTCAGGGCGGCAGATGATGCGGCAAAGGCACAGAGAAGATTAGATGCGGTATTTACAGCATCAGGGGCTAAATCCTTAAAGTTATTCAAAGACCTAAATGCCCAAACAAGGGAAATAAGCCTTTCATTTGGAATTGATGCTGGGGAAGTTGTAAAGGTTCAAGAACGACTATCTGCCTACTTGGAAGCATTTGCCTTTCAAGGTGCTGAAGGGGCTGAGAAGTTCAAGGAAGTAACCAAGTTAGCCTTTGATATAGATGCCGCAGGTCTTGCAAGTGCTGAAGCCGCCGCAAAAACATTAGGTCAGGTGCTACTTGAACCACTTGATGCCGCTAACAGGTTAAAGAAACTTGGCATCCAATTAACAAATGATGAAATTGAATCTATTAAGGAACTTGTTGCACAAGGCAGGATTGCAGAAGCGCAGAATGTCATACTTCAGGCAATATCAAGGCAAGTAGGCGGGGTAGCAGAAGCAAATGCATCAGCCTTAGACAGATTAAATGCCGCCATTAAGTCAATCGTAGGTTCAATTGGAATTCTATTCCTCCCATTACTTGAACCGATTGCAAACGGATTAGCCTATGTCGCAGAGAAGGTGCAGAACTGGACTGAAGCCAATGAAGACTTTGTTTCAAATCTAAAGTTAGATGTGGTGGCATGGATTAAGCAGGGCTGGGCGCAAATTAAAAATTGGGCAGATGAAACAGGATTGGCGCAAGGTGCAACAGCGGCATTTAACCAAATTCTTGAATCACTTGGCTTCACAGCAGAAGATACAGCAGGATCAATAGATGGGCTTACAGATTCTACGAAAGAATACAAAACTGCGGTATCAGAACTTAACCCAATTACAGATACAGCAGTAAAGAGAAAGTTAGCCCTTTATGAAATCACAGAATCACTAAAGAACATATTTAAGAATTTAGCCACCGCAATTGGTGATGCAGCAGGAACAATAGGTGGTGCGCTTTTCACAGCATTTGCCCAATTTAAGTCTTCAAAGATTGTTTCTTTGTTCATTAATCAATTGACTGACTTGATCAATATTGCAGAAACACTATCAATTGCATTAGGTGGGGTTATCCGCCAATTAGGAAACTTTGTAAGCCTTTTAGCGGCAGTATTAACTGGGAATATCTCAGAAGCAAAGAAGGTGTTTGACAGGATAGTTGCAGATGCAGAAGACACTGTAAAGAAACTGAATGTCCTGTTAGGTAGGGCAAGGGAAATAGCCGCTTCAATGACTGGTAGTAACACCGTTCCCGCATCAAGTCTTCCTTTTGGCGGGGCATCCATCATCCCTACGCCAAAAACAAAGGTGACTACGCCTAATATCCCAACACCTTCAAACATTGGAAGCAATAGTTCTACCTCAAAGAACAGTGGAAAGACAATTATCAAGGAACTTCCTACAGGGGTTAAGTCAGGGAATTTACTTGCAGAACCAAATTTTGATGTTGGTTCCTTCCGCATGGCAGATAACAGCGATTTGGTAGCGGAACAAGAAAAGCAGACCGCAGTATTAAATGAGATTGCAGATTCCATAGAAAAGCAAAGATTTGCCAACGCATCTAACTACACAGTCAATGTGCAGACCCTTCAGCCAACAGCACAAACAGGCAAGTTAATCGTAGATGCCATTAAACAGTTTGAAGATAGGTCAGGTGGTAGCGGTTTTAGAACTGCTATGGCGTTATGAGATTAAAAGATGTATGCAGACTACAATTCCAGACAGGCGAACCTGAAGGATTCATCCTAAGTCAGACACCCCTTACAACAGGGAATGATCCATTAGCAGGTCAAGAAGATTTTAGATTAAATGTTAATTCAGTCCTTGATGAAGACCAATTAGATGGGGCAAAGTTCTATTGGCTTGATGTTTTAGATGATACTGCTGAGATTTCCATCAATCGTGGCATGTCAATTGGGACAGGTGGTCAGAACTATCCAATTGCAGGAACACTGTATGCACGAATCGCATCACCCACCATTGACCCTTTCAACAGTATTCAATTTAGACCAAATCTAAAGGTTCGCTTTCAGGTTTATTGGGAAGGCGATTGGCGCACAATATTCAGGGGCAGACTAAGGGAAATCAATAGTCAATATGATGTAGATGGAAACACAGTAGTTTTCTTTGAAGCCACAGATGTTATAGATGATCTCAATCAGGGCATATTGGATGAAGTTGAATTTCCTGCACAGAACACAGGGCAGAGAATTAAAGCCATAGTAGATGCGGTAGAGATAAACAGTGATTTAATTCCTGAAACTTCCTCACATGACTTTCTAATGGCTGAGGAAACTATTAGTCAGAACGCTTTAGAAGCCTGTTTAGATGCTGTTACCCATGAACTGGGTTCTTTCTATGTGACAAGGCAGAACAAATTGAAGTTCATGCCTTATGGACAGACCAACACCCCTGAAGTGCCGAATCCAATATTTACCAACAAGACCATAGATTCAGATAACAAGATTTCCATGACAGGCATAGAAATGTCTTCAGGAAAGGAACTTTTCTACAACAAGGTGATAGGCGTAACAGACAATGACCCTAATATTTATGTAAAGCAAGCGACAGTGTCCATTCAACGCTATGGCTTGGCGGTATATGAGAACAGGGCTTTGAAGTTTGATGTAAATGTCCAAGAAGATGAAGAAGGTAATCCCATTCCTGAAGCGGGGATAGGACAGACCCAAGTATTTAGATGGTTGGACAAATTCTTAGCAAGATGGGCAGATACCCCTGCTGAGATTACCTATAAGGGTCATAGAAGGTTTCCAAAAGCAGTCAGTTGCATAAATCGTGTAAGTGATTTGCGGTATCCGATGGTGGCTGAAGTCGGAGATGAAGTAACAGTGGATTTTGAAACAGATTATGTAGATGTGGAACAGGACAGCATGATCTTATCAATCAGCCATGACATTAACCCTGATAGATGGTTATCAAGATTTGAACTATTACCTGTTCCAAACAATTAGGAGAAAACATGACATATAAATTATTTGAAAGCGGTGAAACACTTACCGCTAATGATGTGCAAACCTACTTCATGAATCAGGTAGTAATCCATGTAGATAACGAAGCAGATTTAGCAGATTTGATTGCAGACCATGCAGATGTGCGTGTGGCTTATGCCCAAGACACAGATAAGGTCTATGCACTTGTTAGCGGAACATGGGAACCCCTTGCCTATGAAGGTGGGGACTTTACCTTTGACAATTTGACCATTGATGGAAATCTCATAGTCAATGGAACTACTACAACAATTGATAGCACCACAATTCAGGTCACAGATAGTTTCGTCTTTGAAGGGGCTACTGAAGATGGTTTTGAAACTACCTTACAGATAAATGACCCAACCGCAGATAGAACTATCACCTTGCCTGATGCAACAGGGACAGTAGCCTTAACTTCAGATATACCTTCATTGACAGGGTATGTAACTGAAACAGCGACGCAGTCCCTTACTAATAAAACTTTAGACAGCGCAGTTCTTACAGGGACAGTTACCGCAGATAGTTCAGTAGGCAGTAATGGACAGGTTCTTGCTTCAACTGGGACAGGTGTTCAGTGGATAACCCCTTCTTCTTATGCCTTGCCTTCACAGACAGGCAATACAGGAAAGTTCCTTACAACTGATGGGACAAGCGAATCTTGGGCATCAATTTCACAATATTCATTACCTTCACAAAGCGGTAATGCAGGAAAACTATTAACAACTAATGGGACTTCCGAATCTTGGTCTTCATTGACTTTAGATGAAATACAAATTCAACGAGTTATGGATTATCTATAAAAAAGGAGATTAACACATGGCTGTAACAAGCAAAACACTATTTAGGGGTGCGGCTACAACAAGCACAGGCACAACCCTTTACACAGTTCCATCTGCTACTACCACTGTCATTAGCAATATAGCAGTGACAAATACTTCAGGATCAGCAGGAACTTTCACATTGGCATTAGCAGGAACAGCGTTACATACGACTACTGCAATTGCCGCAAACACAACGATTTATATTGACTGTAAGCAGACACTTGCCGCTTCACAAGCAATTACAGGTGGGGCATCTGCTACTTCAATTAATTATCACATTTCAGGCGTGGAGGTAGCGTAATGGGAATTGCACAAATACCACTGCCATCAAGTGGAATCACAGTTGCAGATGGTAATGCCGCTGGTTGGGGAAATAGAGGCGCAACTGTTGCTGAAGGAAATGCGGCAGGCTGGGGTAATACTGGCGGTGAAACTTGGACTTTACTGAATTCAGGAGGTTTAGTTGGCGTAAACACCCTTACTTTTACAAGCATTTCAGGATACAAAACTTTGAAGTTCATTTGGCTTGAAGGAGAGACTACGAACAATAGGCACTTAAGACTAAGACTTAACAATGTTACAACTTCCACCTATGCTTTCGGAAGGTTTGGAATACAGAATAATGGTGTTGGAACGACCTATGACTATGGGCAAAGTGCAATCAATATTGAATATTCAACTGTCAATAGACATATGGGGCAATTTCAAATAGAACAGGCAAATATAAGTGGCGTGAAATTAGTCAGTTTCCAATCTATCGGTAGAAGTACTGCCTCAAACTATACTGATTCACAAATGATGGCGTTTGGCGGTAACGCTAATATCACTGACCCTATTACAAGATTGGATATTTCATTAAATGCAGATTCATTTCTTACTGGGTCATATGCACTTTATGGAGGTAACTAATGTCAAGACCAATGACTAAAATTGTTGATATATCTACGCAAATAGAAGAATTCCGTCAAATGACTGACGAAGAATTTGCACAGTATTTGAAAGACCAAGATTCAGATGCGGCTTTAATACAAGTAAATGAATGACTTGGTTCAAATACTTAGTTCAATTATCGTGGGCGGGGCAGGATATAAATTCCTTGCCCTTGCCTACGCCAATAAGTTCAGAAATAAGGATATTCAGATGGATTTGATCTCAGAATTAAGGGCAGAAATCAGAGAACTGCGGGATAGGGTAGATAAAGTCCAAGACGAACTGGATTCCTGTAAGCGGGATTTTTACGATTTGACCGAAAAGTATCTTGGAATCATGCGGGATTAGTCTTATATTGTGATTCTTAGGGGGGGGTCACATGAGAAAAATAAGACCATTTGGCTGGGTAATTATCGCTTTCAATATTTACTATTTAGTGCAATTTTCTATAGGTTTAAGTGAATTAAGTGATAGTGCCCTAAGTGCAGGGGTTTATATGTTTCTTGCCTTATCTTTTTGGGCAGTTTTGAATGTCATTCTCTATGTGATTTATAAAGTTACCGCCAGAAATAAGCGTAGGTGTCCTGCCTGTGATTCCCCAGTCAAAACTGGATTGACTGTTTGTCCAAAATGTAACTTTGATTTTATGAAGGCTGCCGCAGGTCAGTAATGGGTTACTTTAAGGACGCTAAAGATATAGCGCAGCAGTATAAAGATAATCAAAATAAATCAAATGGAAATCCACCCACCCAGCAACCTAAATGGAACGCTTCCAACATAGCATTTATTGCAATTATCTTTGTTGCAATAATTGGGGCATTTGTAAATAGTCAAAGTGATGAGAAAACAGATATTAAGTCAAATAATGTCCAACAGACTCAAGTAATTGTTGATGATGCTTGGATACCAGCGAATTTTGATAGTTGGTATGAGGATACGGATGTGGCTTATAGATGGCTTAAAGGAAATGAATTTGATTGTGGCTATGGTGACGCATGTTGGGGAATGATGATCATCAGCAAGAAAGGTTGTCCTAATAGTCTTTATGCCGAACTTTCTATTTTAGACAAGAATGGTGTTCAGATTGGTTACACAAATGACAGTTTAAGTTCTGCCTTGCCTTTACAGAAATCAAAAATGATTTTTAGAACATATGAAGATGATGCTGAAACAGCAAGAATTACAAAAATAAGATGTTATTAAAAGGGGCATGGAAATGAATCCACACCCCTTTATATCTAATTAATTACTTCTTCTAAGTGGAATTACCTTCCCAATAGATTCTTCCTTCTGATTAGGTCTTGAAGGTAGGGCATCTGCATATTGGTCTGAATTGACCTGTGCATAGATTCTCAGCGTGGTATTTATGTTTTTATGCCTTAATTGGTCAGAAATCACACGAATTGGAACACCCCTATTAACCATATCTGTAGCGAACCAATGTCTAAGCATGTGCGGATTTATATGGATTTTTTCACCCCTTCTGCTTAATGCAACACATGACCAAGTGACAAGTAATGTGGGCTGACCCTTTTTCCAAAAGTCTTCCTTTTTCATAGAAAGGATTTCTTTTGCTATCCATTCAGGGATCATGACCCTTCCAATAGTTTTGGGGGAACCTAAATGTTGTCCATCCTGACTAAAAGCCCTATCCACATTAAGCCAATATCTATCACCCTGTCTTTTAACTTGTTCAGGCACTACCGCACAGGCTTCCC